CCAAATAATCTTAGTTTTTCAAATGGTGTTGCATGGGGTGATGGAAGAGCAAATCCTCTAGAAATGGCAGCATTTATGTCTTCTCAAAATGCAGTAAGGCAAGCGGTGATGAGTGGAGATTTTGGAGGTGCATTTGGTAGTATAGGAGGAGATATAAAAGCAGTTTTGAATGGTATAAAAAAAGGAGAAATTAGTGGTCCCACAGGAGAAGCAATTTCTGCTGTAATATCACAATTTGCTCTAAGTAGAGTAGGAATACAAGTTGATGCAAATCAAATGTTGGCAAGAACAGTTGGAACCGTCATAAACCCCAATTTAGAACTATTGTTCAATGGTCCTAAATTGAGAAATTTTGTTTTTTCCTTTAATTTTGCACCAAATGATGAATTGGATGCTTCTGTAATGAGAAGAATACAAAGATTCTTCAAACAAGGTATGGCACCGGGAAGATCTCTAGAAAATAGGATATTTTTAGGATCTCCAAATATCTTTAGAATTAGATACCGAACAAATGAAGGACAAAGAATAAAGGGTCTACCACTACATAAAATATGTGCACTCACAACATGCGAGATAAATTATGCCCCTGATGGAGTATATCAATCATATGAGGACGCTTCAGCAGGGTCATCACCGGTTAGAACTATCATGAATTTGAACTTTACTGAACTTACTCCTATATTCCGTAATGATTACCTCAATGAACTTGAAGCGGGAATTAAAGAGGGAAGTGACTTCTCTGATGAATTCGGAAATCCTAAAGGGGAGGGAGGATTTGAACCAATTTCACTGGAGGACACAGGATTCTAATGGCATACTTTACCGAATTTCCCGATATTTTACTACCATCTTTTACAGATAACAGGAATTCTAGTACTGATTTTGTAAAATCTAAAAATTTATTCAAACGTGCAAAAATTCGTGATGATATATTTCGTGATGCAGTGGCATTTGAAGAATTTGCAATACAAGGTGATGATAGACCTGATAATGTAGCACTCAAGGCATATAAAGATCCAAATCTTGATTGGGTGGTTCTTTTATCAAATAATATATTGAATATTCGTGATGAATGGCCAATGTCTGATTCAGATCTAAATCGTTACTTGGATAACAAATACACTCAAGAACAACTCGATAAAGTGCATCATTATGAAACCAAAAAGATAACTCATCCTGTAGATGGTTCATTACTTCTTAGTGAGGGTTTAGAAGTGGATTCTACATTTCAATTCAGTTATCTTGATACAACAGGTAATGTAACTCTATCAGGAACTCAATTGTTGAGTGAAGTCACTAATTACGAATATGAAGTCAAAAAGAATGATGCCAAGAGAGAAATATATTTACTTAGAACCAATTATCTAACACAGGTATTTTTGGATATGAAGGAGATAATGAGATATACAGATAGTTCACAATATATTGATAATCGCACTAAAAAAGGCGACAATCTTAGAATACTGTCACCTAGATAAAAAACCTTAAGACAAAAAAAATACCGGAATTTTTTTTCCGGTATTTTTGGAACTAAAAGTCGAATTTGCTCACCATTTCTTCGGATGAGTTACTACATCACCCTTGTCAATGTCAACATGACCCTCTACAATTTTGACCTTGTAGATAGTATTCTTTGCAGTCTTTCTAGCGAAGTGCAAGTCAATACGTTTCTTGACATAGTATAGGATAATCAATACAATTAGGAATTGAATACCCTCACCCCATGACATGTTCCATGCTTCATTGAGGTCAAGACTTGCTGCTGCAAGTAGGTCTGATCCTGCCATATTATTCCTCCGCTAGACGTTGGAAATATGAAAGGGCATCATCAGTGTCTTCACTTGCTGCCACAGCAACTGGTTCTTTTACGACACTTGCCTCTTCCTTGACTTGCTCACGAGACTTGAGGGTAACTTCCTCTTGTTCGTCAAAAGTTTCAGGGTCGAGTGCCTTTCTTGCAGTAGATGGATTCAATACAGCATTCATTCTCT